ACCTTTTATAGCCATTTTCAGTTGTCAAAGTACAGGTTTAATTTTTCATTTTAGGATCACCTCCACCGCATTCTAAACTATGTATTGTCCAATAAAAAGGACTATTTTCTTTTGGACTTGACAAATTCTGCAAATGCTTTGATTTCATCAAGTTCCTCTGGTGTGTACTCATCGCCGTCAAAATGTGCAGCAATGGTAGTAGGTTTTTCAGGCTCGTCCCATCCCATAAGTTCTTGTGGAGTGGTTTTTAGGGCTTTAGCAAAATCTCTTATCTTAGATTCAGATATATCAACATCACCTTTTTCAATTTTTGCAATAGAAGAGCGATCCTTATATCCAGTAAGCTCTGCTAATGTATCTTGGGACATTTTAAGAGCTAAACGTCTTTCTTTAATATTTTTATATAGGTCAAGCATAGGCAAAGCCTCCTTGTGATATTGTGTAAGTAAATAATAGCACGTTGTGTAAAATAATTCAACAAAATTATTAAAAAGTGTTGACACAAATTCACAACAATGATATAGTGAATTTAGTTCACGGAAGGGAGGCGATAGAACAGTGGCAAATGTTGAACTACTTAGAGAAAAAATAAGTGAATCTGGGATGACGGTGTCAGCTATTGCTGATAAATCTGGCATTTTAAGGGAAACACTTTATAACAGAATGAAAAGCGGAAACTTTTATGCATCAGAAATTGTATCGTTAACTAAGGTGCTTCGTCTCAGCAGAAAAGAAAGAGACGATATTTTTTTACCTTGATATGTGAATATAATTCACATAAGGCGGATCGGCATAAATAGTAAAGAAAGGAGAGTGAGAACGTGAAGATCATCAAAAAAGTTATAGAGTCTTTTATCAAGTGGTTTGATAATATTCCAACTTGGTTCTTATCATATCTATCCTTAGTAGTTTCTATGATTGCATTTGTAGTGGCTATATTATTGAAAAAATAAATGCCAGAAAACTAATAAGCAAGGAGATGATAGATATTACACGAGAGAAAATAGCATCTTTTTTAGCATCAATAGCGTTTTGGTGTGCGATGTTGACTTGTTCAGTTAATAGGTCAACATGCTCTTTTAAAGAATTTGCTTGATCTTTTGTATGGTTAGAAATATCTTCTAATGCTGCTATCTGGCGGCGCAAAGACGCGCTATTTTCTTCGGCAAGTAAGTCGAGATGCTGATTTATTTTTACGGATTCATCCATACAAGAGTCCATGATTAGGTTATGTAAGCTGTTATCCATACTAAGCCTCCAAAGATTTGATAAAGGAATTATATCATGTCGGTTGGAAAAAGTGAACAGCGGCAACGAGAAGAATAAGGATGCGAACAAATTGCATAAGAAGGGAGAGTGAGAAAATGCCAATCATAAGGAAGGAATCATTTGATGATATGTCAAAACGTTTCACGCAAGATCAGACATTGTTTATTACAAATGAAGCACTTCGGATTTTTTATGAAACATGCGATGCAAGAGTTAGATTGGACGCATTAAAAATATTAGCGGCACAGCATTAACCATGCCGCATGCAATTATTTGATTGTAACTGTACCAGAATCCTGGGAGTAGGATACTTGGGCATTTGTTACGGAAAGCTGGTCATATAATCTTTTAGCATTTTCAACAGCTTCTTGCTCTTTCAATCTTGTGTAACTGTTGCAATATATAGTGCCAACAGATGTGAGGGCAACAATGTGGATTGCCAAGGTATTATTGGGTGGTGTATCGAATCCAGCGTATGCACCAGAGAAACATTCTGTAGAGTTTCCATAAAGGTGGACGGAAACCCCAGAATTTTTCAAATCAGTGATGATAGCGTGAAATTTGCAAATATCATCAGTATAAATCATATAAGATTCTCCTTTCGTTTGTATTTCAGCATAATGCTGATAAAGCAATTATAGAAGAGGGAGAAGAAAAAGACAAGTCAGAGGGGAGATGAGAGAGTGTGGATTTCAAGAAAAAGATGGAAGGTGCTTGAAAAAAGAATTGCTGACCTTGAAAAGTAAGTTCAAAGCCAGCAGAAAAAAGTAGATGCCATTTGTGATTTCCGGCTAGAAAGACAAAAATTACTTTCTAAAGCTGGTCCGAAGCATCATTGGGATTAGCAAAACCTATTCTTCTTGCGGGTTTAGTTTTATCTTCACGTTCAACAGATGTGAGTAAGAAATTGAGTTGGCTGTATCACAAATGGAAGATTCAGAAAATTAAGAACCGCGTACAGGCACAGTTAATAACATATTAACAGGAGGTGGGCTTATGGCAAGATATCCAAAGAAAGCTACATATAGAACCTTTGTGATCGATTCTAAAACCGGTGAATGGAAACAAATTGATCCCAAGGATATACCTCAGAACAAAATTGATGAGTTGTGTGACAAGTTTGCGCTTGGCGCAGGTTATAAGCGCGTAGAGTAGCCACTGCGGTGGCTGTGCGGACAAGCTATAAAGGAGAAAACATGAAACAAAGAGCTTTTGAAATAGGAGTCGCAATTATGATGTTTGGTGCAACTGCGATGGACTCGGAAGGAGTTGGCTGGATAATTGCCGCAGGAATGGTAATTGCTGGCGCGGTGATCGCACATGTGGCATACACACTCGAGAGAGTGGAAAAAGAGCGGAAGGAAACCGAGCGTCGCATACAGCAGCTACGGAAAGCCAGTTGAAAGGAGAAAAATGCACATCAGTGAAATAAAGCGTATGTATCTGCAATATCCGAATAAAGCTTCGAATCTCACGTACCCGCGAAAGGAAAAGAAAAATGATGGGGATTTCAAGGAAATGTTGGATGTGGAAATAAAAAAGATGGAGTCAGCCGACCAAAGCAATGATTCCATCTAATTGGGGGTTGTTTCGCTCGGGAAACAAAAGAAAAATAAGCATTAAAAATGCTATGCCTTTATTTTACAAGAAATATATTTAATGTGCAAGTGGAAAATATGAATTTACGTCAAATTTACGTCAAATCGAATCGCTTGTAAGTGCGTATTTGCACTGCAAGGACGCAGAAAAGATTCTGAACAATGCAGGATCATTTATTTACACCGAAGCAGCGTGTCCACTTATGGACGAACCGATGGAGCAGATCTATGCGGTGCTGATAGACGGGCAGGATGATGAGACAGCGGACTGGATCTATGACCTGCTGCAAAAAGGTGAAGCAAAGGCAATTTATGATCTGCTGTAGGAAGGAGCCGACAATGGAAACGATCCCGGATAATTATGATTTCTTCCGGATGCATGAGGATGAGCAGGACAAATGGCTGGAACAACGGCCGGTGTGTGTCTGCTGCGGGGATCATATTCAGGATGATTATTGTTATGACGTTGGCGGAGAAATCTACTGTGAAGATTGTATGGTTTCATGCTTCCGGAAGGTGGTGTGATGTATTACAGACCCTGCCCCTATTGTGGGGCACATCTTGATCCGGGTGAACCATGTGATTGCCTGGAAAAGAAAAAGGAGAACAATAAAAATATCCTTGCAGCATATAGAAGTGGCAGGGATGGACAGATGGAAATGAAGTTGGAGGAACTATTAAATGCAGGACATTAATTTTTTAGTAGAACAAAAAAATGGAACGATTGGTATGAATTTTGATGAGGTCAAGGCAACGTTATCAAATGGATTGGAAGAATACAGACATATGACCTTTACCGAAGATTCCAAGACCGAAGCAAAGAAAACTGTAGCGAGTTTGCGAAAACTCAAAAAAACAGTTAATGACAAGAAAAATGAAGTTAAAAAATCTTTTATGGTTCCGTATACAGATTTTGAGACCAAAGTAAAGGAACTGGATAAGTTGATTGATGAGCCAATTAATTTCATCAATGCGCAGGTGGAAACATTTGAACGTAATCGCGTGGAAGAAAGGAAAAGGCTGATTTCAGAAATTTATGATGAAGTTATTGCGGAGAATGAGGCTGTTGCTGAATATTTGCCATTACAACGTATTTATGACAGCAAGTGGGAAAATGCCACAACTACAAAGAAAGCGATTAAAGAAGCTATCACGGAGCATATCGAGCATGTAGAGAAAGATCTTGCAACTATCCGGGCGATGGAATCGGAATTTGAGGATAAAGGGTTGGAAAAGTACAAGATCACGTTGGAATTATCAGATGCTATCGGAAGCATGAACCAGTACCAGGAGCAGAAAGAAGAAATTATTAAGTGCCAGAAAGAAGATGAAGAACGTAAAAGAGTGGAAGAAGAACGGAAAAAGGAGGCTGAACAACTGATTGTGCCTACCGCTCCGGAAGTACCGAACGAATTATTTACACAAGAAAAAGAAGAATTCGTAAAACCAAAGCCTTGCACAGATACAATCAGATATGAAGTGACTGCAGATCCATTCCAGGTCGTGCAGCTTGAATCTGCTATGCGTGAGTATGGTATTGAATTTCGGAGGGTATAAGCATGGCAGAGACGGGAAGAAAGAGAATGAATATTTACGAATCCATATCTAAATGTATGGAAGAAATCGGAGCGGTCAGTAAGGATGCTGTGAATAAGCAGCAGGGATTTAAATATCGTGGTATTGATGCTGTGATGAACGCAATCAATCCAGCTTTGGTAAAGAATCATGTATTTATTGTACCGGAAGTGCTGGAACAGCAGAGACAGGAACGAACGACAAAGAATGGTTCGGTGTTGATTTATTCCATTTGCAGGATAAAATACACTTTTTTCGCTGAAGATGGTTCCTGTATAGAAGCAGTGACAGTTGGAGAAGGAATGGATTCCGGAGATAAGGCAACCAATAAAGCTATGGCGATTGCATTTAAGTATGCGTGTTTTCAGGTGTTCTGTATCCCGACAGAGGAGATGAAAGATCCAGATGAAGAAACGCCCGAGCCGGTTACACCACAGTTTGTTCCGGCATCCGCAGAGCAGATGCATAAGATGGGAGAGTTTGTGTCCGCGTATGCAGAAATGTGTGAAGATGCCAAAGAATCGGATATATGGGGAAAGTTAAAAGAAAAATATCATTTCAGTGGGACAAGCGAAATTTCGGCAGAAATGGCAGAAAAAATAATTACGCAAGTTGAGGTTTGGTATAAGGGAAAGAAAAATAAAATAGAGGGTGCTTGATGGAACTTACAGGGAAAGCAGTTGGAGCTTCACTTGATTTTGACACAAAACATTTTCGGATCACATTCGAGGTCAATGAAAATGATGTGGTAAAGAATGAATATGATAAGCTCAAAGGATATGAAAAACTGAAAATTAAAGCGGTCAGATACACACAGCGAAGATCATTAGACGCCAACGCATATTTTCATGTTCTTGTTGGTAAGATTGCGGATGTACTGACCATATCTAAGGCAAAGGCTAAGAATGTGCTGATTTGTAAATACGGGCAGCCCCAGTTGTTACCGGATGGAAAAATTATGGTATACAAAACGAATGCTCCCGAAGCATTTATGTGGGAGCAGGAAGCAATCCATTGTATTCCTGTTAAGTATGAGGAAAAAGCCACATTTTATAAGGTGTATCGCGGGAGCCATACATATGACACAAAAGAAATGTCGCTTTTAATAGATGGAACAGTAGCGGATGCGAAAGAACTCGGAATAGAAACTATCACACCTGCGGAGATTGCAGAGATGAAAGAGCGGTGGGGTGTATGAAACGGCTGTGGAGTGTTTTTACGAACGATATGGATCATTGTTATTTTACCGGTATTGCCCCAGTAGAGAGACACCATATATTTGGGGGAAATCCTAATAGGAAGAACAGTGAAAAATATGGATTTGTTATTCCGCTTGCACCTGATCTTCATCCGAATGGCGTACATGCCGGAAAAGATGCTGTAGATATTGATTTGAAACTCAAGCAGATGGCACAGACGTATTTTGAAGAACATTATGGTACCAGAAAAAAATTTAGAGAAGTTTTTGGAAAGTCGTGGTTATAGGTTGAAACACCTGCCGCAAGGCAAAAGAAACCGTTCATGCAGAAAGCCAGGATCTCTGGTGCCGATGGGCGCCAGATGGAAAGGAGAAATGATTGAATCAGTTAGAGATTTTTAAAAATAGAGAATTCGGAGAAATCCGGACGGTGGTTATAAATGCAGAACCATGGTTTGTAGGAAAGGATATTGCAGAGGTTTTGGGATACAGCAATTCCAGAAAGGCAATATTGGATCATGTAGATGATGAGGACAAGATAGATGGAGTAACGATTCGTGACTCCATCGGCAGAGACCAGGCAGCGGTTGTTATTAACGAATCCGGTTTATATGCTTTGATTTTCGGAAGCAAGATGGCAAGTGCAAAACGCTTTAAGCATTGGGTAACATCCGAAGTATTACCGCAGATCAGAAAGAATGGTTCCTATCAGAAGCGGTTGACACCAGAAGAAATGATGAGGATTCAACTTGGAATGGTGGATGATCATGAGAACCGTATCGAACATCTTGAAAATACCATGACGATTGATTATGGTCGGCAGCAGGAATTAAAGAAAAGTGTAAATAAAAGAGTGATCGAGGTTCTTGGAGGTAAGAAAGCACCGGTATATAAGGAAATGAGTAAAAAGGTATTTACAGAGTGTAATCGTGACATTCAGGATTATTTTAGAGTCAACTCCAGAAACAATATTCCTGTATTACAGTTTGAGGCTGCAATCAGTTATGTTGATGCATGGAATCCGAGCAATAATACAATTCTTGAGATAAGAAGCTGTAATGCTGGAATGGGTGGTGCAGATGGAGTATAAATTTACAATTCCGTTGAGACCGATCACGAAAAAGAACAGTCAGCGGATTATAAAAGATGGATCGGGAAAAGTTCGGATTATCCCGTCCGCAGCTTATAAGAAATATGAAAAGCAGTGTGGAACATGTATTCCGCATATTCAAACCATTGACCGGCCGGTGAATGTAAAGGCTGTGTATTATATGCCAAATCGCCGCAGGGTAGATCTCATAAATCTGCATGAAGCTTTGCATGATATTTTGGTGCATTACAAGGTACTGGCAGACGATAATTGCAAGATTATTGTTTCAACGGATGGAAGTTATGTGGATGTAGATAAATGGGAGCCACGAACTGAGGTAACAATTACAGAAGTAGAAACGGGGTGATGGCTTGGCAGAAAAGAACAGCTTCGTCATGTATACAGAGTATTTAAAGCATATCCAGAAGATGGACATGGAGCAGCGAGGGAAGCTGTTCACTGCCATCCTATGTTATGCGGCGGGGGAAGAGATACCGGAACTGGACGCTGCGGCAGATATGGCATTCAGCTTTATCCAAGATCGAATGGATCGGGATAACGCGACATACATGCAAAAATGTGAGAAGCGCAGGGAAGCCGGTAAGCTTGGCGGCAGACCGAAAGCAAATGGTTTTTCTGAAAAGCAAACAAAAGCAAAAAAAGCAAATGGTTTTTCTGAAAAGCAAAATAACCCTGATACTGATAATGAACCTGATACTGATAATGATACTGATAAAAAAATAAATACTTTGGCTGATGCCAAAGCAATGTTTGAACGTTTGTGGAAACTGTATCCGAACAAAAAAGGCAAAGGCCAGGTATCGGATACCCAAAAGAAGCGGCTACTCGCAATCGGGGAAGATAGGCTTGTTAAAGCGATTGATCGCTACAGTCTGGAATTGCAGAAGGACGCCGACTGGAGGAAAGCACAGTACGGGAGCACATTTTTTAACAGTGGCTATGTGGATTATCTGGACGAAAACTATGTACCGGGGAAGGAGCAGAAGCCTGCGTGTAAAAATCAATTCAATGATTTCGAGCAGCGTGAATGTGATTATGCGGATTTGGAAAGAACATTGCTCAATACACCGATCCGGTAGGTTGAAACACCGCCCGTAAGGGAAAAGAAACTTTGCAAGTGCGGAATTATAGTTATCACAGGCCATGATCTTAACTTGCCAACATCGGGGCGGCAATCGCCCCACCATCCAGAGAGGTGAGAGAAATACATAGAACCAGCAAAGAAAAGCGCCTTTTGCGCGAAAACATAAAACTGATCGGAGAGATCAACAGTTTTGAGGATTCTAAACCAGAACATATGAATCCAGAAGCCTACAAGAAATTTAAGCGGCCAGCCACATATTATGGCAGCGGAAGAATCTGTGATTATGGCAGCAAGGACAAACCTTGTGATCCGGGATGCAGATTCTGGAATACCTGCATAAAAGGGCGGCACAGAGAGGAGAAGTAATGCACGGAGTAAAGAGTTGTCCGGAGGCTCGCTTGAAGGCCATTGGAGATAGAGTGTTTTGCGAAACATTCAAGTCCTTGCAGTTGTTGGGTTTTACAGTACTTTACTACGACTTCGGCATGGAAACAGATGCGCTTACAGATTTTAACAACCGGATGCATGAGAAGAACGCGGAATTGCTTGACAGTGCGGATCGCTATGATGCTGCTGTTGAGAAAATTGACAAGCGATGGAACTGCATCTTAAGCCGGAAGATTATGGAGTTTCCATACCGGCAAAGAGTAAAGATGATGGGCGGACTGCCAAAGGGAAAAGTTGGATTGCAGTCGTTCAATATGGCGAATATGCAATCATATAGCGCGATTGAATCATTCCTGGTACTGACCTTTTCAGTGCTTATGGAAAAGAATAAGCGCTTTGGAAAAACACAAATGGACTTGTTTTGGGCGAATCTTAAGGCAAATTCAGAGAATTACGCTAAGGGAATGACGGATCAGTTCATTGTTGAGTATTTTCAAGATCAGTTGAATTTGCAGTTGAATGGATAGGAGGAACAGCATGGGAGACGTAGTTAAGCACATATCGAAAGATGATTTGTGTCCGTTTTGTAAAAAGCGAAAGGCAACATTGCTGTGTGATATGCCACATAGCACCGTTGTTACACATGCAAGATGTAGTGGATTTAAAAGCTATATCATGACATGTGACAAGAAAATCTGCACAGAATGCACCACAAGGGTGAATGGGTTTGATTTCTGCCCAGATTGCATGAAAGTAATTAAGTCAGCCCCACAAGGTGTGAAAGAAAGCGAGAGATGCTAATGTACATGAACGTGATTAAAAGTCTTTGTTCGCTTCCAGCTACAGACGGAAATTTTACATCAGTGCTGAAAACAGCAACATCGAATCAAATTCGTTTAGCAATCGAGACGATGGAGCACAACGGTGGCAAGAATAAAGGCAGAATTAAAGCCTGTGAAAGAGAACTGGAAAATAGACGTCTTACGAAAAAGGGCAAGGATGGAAAGTATGTTTCTAAGGAGCATTTAAGTATTCTTTGCAATACGTTTTCAGCGCAAGATAGACTTAAAGCCATTCTGAACAAGCTTGGGGAATACGAAGATGCTGAACGGCAAGGGGTTGCTTTTACATTTACCATGCAAGGAAGTGAACAGAATGGACAGCAGTGGATTCCGGTAAGTGAGAGACTTCCGGAGAAATACGGAACATATTTGGTGGCTTGGAAACCTTGTGATATGAGCGAGGGAGATATTATCAAAAAATGTGGAAAGCCACATTATTATGAGATACTAGAGTATGATCCAGACGATGAAGCGTTATGGATAGAAACGATTGAGCAGGCAGAGGGAGAATATGTGATTTTGGCATGGATGCCAATGCCGGAGCCGTATAAAGAAAGTGAGGAATAGGATACTGACGAATACAGGTTGGAATGCATGCCTGGATAAAATTTTAAAATAAATCGAAAGGAGTAAGAGGTTTGCTGGCCAGCGTGAAAGAGCTCTTTACTCCAAAAAGAAATGGAATCAGTAAAAGAAAGAATGGAGAGACTTGGTGCTTATGAGAAGATCGCTTCGTTCATGCAGAAAGAAAAGCAGGATTATGCTTTCAAGCGTAAGTATGCGCAGATCAGAGCAGAAGAGTTTCAATCAGAATGTGATCGCAGAGGATTGAACTGCCACGTATCCGTTGGAGGCCTGGATAGTATCATTTTATACATATTTCTCCATGAGGTCTGCAGGATTGATGTTCCGGGAGTATCCGCATCAACTTTGGAAGATCGAAGCATCCAGAGGGTGCATAAAGCAATCGGAATTATAAATGTGCCGCCGCTCATGCGGGATGATGGAACCAGATGGACGAAACCGAAGGTTATACAAGAGTTTGGATTTCCGGTCATATCTAAGGAAATCGCCGGGAAAATCGAGTTGCTGCAGAATCCAACGGAAAAGAATAAGACAGTCAGACACGCGATCATAACGGGAGAGACCGGGGAATATGGTGGATGGCAGAAGAATTCGAAGATGCAGCTTAATCAGCGGTGGTTGAAGCTATTCGGCGGGTATGAAAATGAAACCGAAGGATGCGACTTTCAAAAGCCGGATTTTCTGGTATCGGCGAAATGCTGCTATTACCTTAAAGAAAAGAATTGCGATGACTGGGGAAAAGAGCATAACAGTGTGCCGTATTTGGGACTGATGGCATCGGAGGGTGGAAGACGAGCAAAGAGCCTGCGGATGAATGGCTGCAATTACTTCGGGGCATCCACGATCAGATCAGCGCCGTTTGCAATCTTCCACCGGCAGGACATTCTTACGCTTGCCTTGGAGATGGATGATCTCTGGAAGAACGGATTAAAGGAAGAGTATCGTGATGCCGGACTTGAAACAGGGCGAATAACAGAATGCTTCCAGATGCCGGAGTCTTTGATACCAGAGATTTACGGCACAATCGAGAGAAAGCCGGACGGAACGTTGTATACGACAAAGGCACAGCGTACCGGATGCAGTATGTGTGGCTTTGGAATCCACATGGAGAAACGACCGCATAGATTTGATTTACTGTATGAGAGCAATCCGAAAGAGTGGGATTATCTGATGTTCCATATGTGTAAAGACAGAGATGGGAACGACTATGGATGGGCGAAAGTGCTTGATTATATTGGTGTCGGCTGGGATCCATCAACAATCGGAGATAACTGCAAAGGGCAGATATCATTGCCATTAGATCAGATGGTTTAAAAACAATGATTTGATGAATTTGTTGCATAAAACATAACATAAATAAATTTAAAGTGCGTTATTGTAGATATGTGCACGGAATATCAGAAAGGAGCCGAACCTCCGGCCGGGGTAACGATATATCGGGTTCCTTTTGAAAATGACATATAAAGAATTTTTAGAAACAAAGATTGAACTTGCAACAGAAAGCGGTTTTGTTGTGGATACTAAAAAAGTCAACAAGGTATTGAAACCGCACCAGAGGGATGCTGTGGTGTGGGCACTGAAAGGCGGCAGACGGGCATTGTTTGAGTCGTTCGGACTTGGAAAAACTGTGCAGGAGTTGGAATTTTGCCATCTAGCTGCAGAACATAGCGGTGGCCGCGCGTTGATTGTGTTGCCACTTGGAGTAAAGCAGGAGTTCACGCACGACGCGGTGGAAGTACTTGGATACGAGAAACCGCAATACTGCAGAACGATGCAGGAAGTGCAGGAGTGCAGCAGTCAGATCGTATTGACTAATTACGAGCGCGTCCGGGATGGCGATATCAGACCGGATTATTTCGCGGCAACGTCACTTGATGAAGCGAGTGTACTTAGAAGCTTCGGAAGCAAGACGTATCAGACGTTCTTGGATAAGTTCAAGAACGTACCGTATAAGTTGGTAGCCACTGCAACACCATCACCAAACAAATACAAGGAACTGATTCATTATGCCGGATATCTGGAAGTGATGGATACCGGGCAGGCGTTGACGAGATTCTTCCAGCGCGACAGCACCAAGGCAAACAATCTGACATTATATTCAAATATGGAAGATGAATTTTGGATGTGGGTGTCAAGTTGGGCGCTTTTTATCACGAAACCTTCAGATCTCAATCCGGTATATTCCGATGAGGGATATGATCTGCCGCCGCTTGAAGTAAGATGGCATGAATTGCCGGTGCATTATGGCGATACTGCAGATCGTGACGGCCAGATGCAGTTATTTCAGGAAGCTGCCGAGGGATTGAAAGAAGCTGCGGCAGTTAAAAGAGAAAGCATTGACCGCCGTGTAGCAGAAATGAAAAGAATTGTGGAAGAATCGCCGGACGATCATTTCTTGTTGTGGCATGACCTGGAGAATGAACGGCATGCGATTAAGAAAGCACTGCCAGAGGTGGTGGATATCTACGGATCTATGGATTATGACCTGCGCGAGCAGAGGGTAATTGATTTCTCGAATGGACAGACAAAGTTGTTCGCTACGAAGAAATCATTATCTGGATCCGGATGTAATTTTCAGAGATATTGTCACCGGGAGATATTCCTTGGAATTGATTATGAGTTCAACGATTTTATTCAGGCGGTACACCGGTGTTATCGATTTTTACAGAAAGAACCGGTTGTGATCGACATTATCTACATGGAGAACGAGCGACAGATCAAGGAAGCGTTGCTTGAAAAATGGAAGAATCACAATCACATGGTTGCAAAGATGATAGAGATTGTAAAGAAGTATGGTCTTAACTCGGAAAATAAGACACAGCGGTTAGAAAGGAAGATGGGTGTGGAAGGTAGCAGAGAAGAAAGAACGGTGAGGGGAAACCATTATGAAGCGGTATATGGGGATTGTGTAGAGGAAACCCGGGCAATGAAGACAAACAGTATTGATCTGATACATACCTCGATCCCATTCGGTAACCATTACGAGTACAGTGCCAATTATAACGATTTCGGGCATAACCAGAACACGGACCGGTTCTTTGACCAGATGGATTTCCTCACACCGGAACTGCTTCGGGTGCTTAAGCCGGGGCGTGTGGCAGCAATCCATGTTAAAGATCGTGTATTATTTGGAAATGCAACTGGTACCGGGATGCCAACTATTGAACCATTCCACGCGCAGTGCATCAGCCATTATATGAAGCATGGTTTCCAGTATTTTGGCATGATTACGGTCGTGACCGATGTAGTCCGTGAGAATAACCAGACATACCGCCTCGGATGGACGGAACAGTGCAAGGATGGTTCCAAGATGGGTGTAGGATGTCCGGAATATATACTATTGTTCCGTAAACTTCCTACAGACAGAAGTACAGCTTATGCAGATGTACCGGTAAAGAAATCGAAAGAGGATTATACAAGAGCACAGTGGCAGATAGATGCACATGGTTATTGGAGATCGTCAGGAGACCGACTGATCAGCAAGGAAGAACTCAAAGATTTTCCGGTTGATAGCTTACAGACAGTGTACAGAGAGTATAGCCGCGGCAATGTATATAACTATGAGGATCATGTGAAACTTGCGGAAGATCTGGATAAGGACGGAAAGCTCCCGGCAACATTTATGGTTGTTGCACCGGGATCGTGGAATCAGTTGGAAGTATGGGATGATATCAACCGGATGCGTACCCTTAATACCACGCAGAGCCGCAGACGCGCTCAGATGCACGTATGCCCGTTACAGTTGGATATCGTGGAGAGAATCATCAACAGATACAGCAATGAGGGCGATACGGTCTATGATCCGTTCGGTGGCCTTATGACAGTACCAATGACGGCGGTTAAGATGCATCGGAACGGCAAGGGATGCGAACTGAATCCGGATTACTTCCGGGATGGCGTTGGGTATCTGCAGGCTGCGGAGAATGAAGTGGACGAGCCGACATTGTTTGATTTTATGGAGATACCGTCATGAAAGAAGAAACGCCGGAGAAAAAAGTAAAGTCATATAGTGAGCAGATCCGGAAAGAAATAGGCCAATGGAAGGACATAAACCAGAACGGGTGCAATGATCCGCTCTGGCCGGATGGCTGCAATATGAATCTCGTGAGAAACCATATCCTCTATTATCAGAGAAAAATTTCAGAAATCTGCGAGGAAAAGAATTTGCCATATCCAGAAGCATACTATTTTTCAGTACCTCCAGAGGTTGACAACTTCTATATGGCAAATCTGAAACAGAGAGATCGTGTTAAGCGGATATTTTACGGTGGGTATGTACCGGTAAGAAAGAAATATTACTACGATGAACAGCAGATCAGTATGTTTTAGCAGACCGGATAGCTCCGGTTTGCGTAGGAGATTAAATATGCCGAAACCGTTAAAAGATTATACTGGCCGGTGCGGTTCGTGCAGTCACTTTTCCTTTTATGTTATAGACGGTGTATTGAGATACAGAGGGAATTGTGACTGCGCAAATACTGGATATTATATGCACAACAACCGCCGGGGAAGTAGGTACATGGCACAACATTCCTCATACCGGCAAGCAAGTCAGAAAGCATGTAAGAAATATTTAAGCATGAACGTGGCAGAGGATGCCAAGGGAAGGACGAAACATGAGAAAGATAGAAATAAAAATTGATTGCGGCGGATTCTTTATGGGACTTGGGACTGGAATCATGTTAGGGATGATTGCCGTGTAGCCTTGGAACAGTATGTAAATGGCAGGACAGAAGGATATATATTCCTTAACAGACAGAATGTGGAAACAGGAAAGCCATTATGCAAAGCTACGATAGAGGAGATTGCGAAAGAGATCGCAAAGCGTGCCGGATGCCGGAACGTGGCTACGGTGCACGTATACCGAAAAACATTTGCAAGCCGGGAGTATCAACGAACGAAAGATATTTTATATGTATCGCACAGACTAGGACACGCAAACACAGCGGTTACGGAGAAATACTACATCTGTGACGATATCTTGGCAGACCGGAAGATGGCAAACGTTGCTTAGTTATGTAAAGGGGGAATGTTTAGTGGACGAAAAAGAAATATACGAGATCTGCCAGAGTGTAGATGCATTTATTGCGGATTACCTGGCAGAATCCATTATTAAGGGGACAAGTTATGATCTTATGGAAGCACACCACGGCATTCTTCCAATATCTCGAAATTGTTTCTACCGCCGCCGCAGGATAGTACAGCGGATTATTAAGCAGAGGTTGGGGCGGATTGAAGAGGAAAAGAACGGACAATTGAGGATGGTGTGGTAATTATAATGGAGAATGCTATCGAAAAATGTTATAATGAGTGAAAAAGAAGGGAGAGATTAGATGAATGCATACGAAGTGATTCAAAATTTGGCAATAGGTGTTGTGAGTGGCATATTTTCAGGCGTTATAGTTTCTATGGTGTTCTACATATTGGGTAACTACCAAAACGAGATTGAAGATGCAAAACGAATTCTTATGCCATTATATGAAGTGGTAGTTTTAGAAAAAGCTGTTCAAAAATATGGAATAAAAAACAGTAAAGAATGTATACAAATAATCAAAAAAGATGTAGATGAGGTAGCGTCAAATTTAGACCCAAACATATATAATTATAGCTTAAGAAGAATAATGTTTGATATCAATGAAATTATTACAAATGGACAATATTATAAAAGAGATGGTGCGGAACTGATATTTGATGAGAACAAATTGCACGATTTTGCGATTGCCATGCAACCACAATTAGATTCTCTAATTCAGTACGAACGCGATTTCAGAAAAGGCTTTACAGAAAGAATTATTAAGAGTAAATTTATGCTGATTATGGGGGGCGTTGTTATTGCAATGGTTGCAGTTATAGTAATTGCTTAGCAACACAAATTGGTACAAATCCATGAAATCTCCATGTTAAAATTACTATAGAGTAGTAATTGAACAGGGAGGGAGAAGCGTGGAAAAAGAAAACGAACTGAAAAAGGAGTATCTGCGATCATATACACCAGCGGTCAGTGCTGCACGCCGGATAGAGGAAGAAATTGAGCAGTTAAGAGCGGATAAGATGGCACCGGCACTTGTCATGGATGATATGCCACATGCACATGATCAGAAAGATCTCTCTGACTACGCTGCAAAGTTGGACGAGCTGGAGAGGAAACTTATTAAAGCACGGTATGAGCGCATAGATCTATATGCAGATATATTCGCAGATATTGAGCGTTTAGAGGATGAGACGGAAAAGGCGGTATTGACATACAGATACCTTCGGAGACAAAGTTGGGAAGAAGTCTGTGTAAAGCTTGGATATCAGTGGGCGCAGGTTCACCGAATTCATGCCAGGGCATTGAAACATTTCAATCCGACGGGTGGATATTATGAGATTTTGATCAAAAAAATGAAAGATGATACACAATGATACACTTATCTGTGGTATGATTGTAGCGTGAAAGAGCGTAAGAGGAAATGATTCCCCTTGCGCTTTTTGTGTCTTTTAACTATCGGGACATCATGCAACATAGGGATGTCCCCTTCTCCCTATAAAAGAAACAGGCAGGTGGTAATATTGGCAAGGAGTCCGAACCAAAAGGCAGAGAAAGCCCGAGAACTGTATAAGGGTGGAATGAAGCTGGTTGAGATTGCAAGTCAACTAGAATGCTCTGCCGCTACAATTAGGACATGGAAGAATCGTTATAAATGGGATGCGGATGAAAGTGAAACGTTTCAAAAGAAAAATGAAACGAAACGAAACGTTTCAAAGAGTAATGCATCAAAAAAACAAAGTGAAGAAACGGCTGTAGCTGATGAAGTCAGGCAGGTAATACAGAATACTAACTTAACCGATAAGCAACAGCTTTTTTGTATACATTACATCCGATGTTTCAATGCTACCAAGGCATACCAGAAAGCGTACGGTGTTGATTATGCGACTGCAGCATCCATAGGCTATCGTTTGTTGGAGAAAGATGGAGTAAAACAGGAAATCCATAGGTTGAAACAGGACCGTCTCAACAGAGAGTTCCTAAGTGAATCCGATGTATTCCAGAAGTACATGGACATTGCTTTTGCAGATGTGACTGACTTTGTAGAGTTTGGAAATGAGGATGTGGATGTGATCCCGGACACAGGAGAGCGAAAGACCATCACAGTAAGCTATGTCAATATCAAGAATGATGCGGACGTGGACGGAACGATCATTTCCGAAGTATCCAAGGGTAAGGACGGCGTAAAGGTAAAGCTTGCTGATCGGATGAAAGCCTTACAGTGGCTTACAGATCACATGGATCTTGCCACCGAGAAGCAGAAAGCAGAGACTGCATTACTGAAAGCCAAGGTACAGACAGACGATGGCGAGGAGATTGCAGACGATGGGTTCCTCGATGCTCTGAACGGCACAGCTGCGGAGGATTGGGGCGATGAAGAAAATTAAGAGGATTTTCAAATTCCAACCATTTTCCAAGAAGCAGCGCAAGGTATTGAACTGGTGGTGTGAAGATTCTCCGGTTAAAGATAAGGATGGTATTATCGCCGATGGCGCTATCCGATCTGGAAAGACAGTGAGCATGTCACTTTCGTTTGTTATGTGGGCGATGAGCTCATTTGACGGCGAAAATTTCGGTATGTGCGGCAAGACAATCGGTTCTTTCCGCAGAAATGTATTGTTTTGGCTTAAGCTGATGCTGCGAAGCCGCGGTTATACGGTGGCAGATCACAGGGCTGACAATTTGGTTATCATCACAAAAGGAGATGTGACCAACTATTTCTATATATTTGGCGGCAAAGACGAACGATCACAGGATCTCATTCAGGGTATTACCTTGGCTGGGGTCTTTTTTGATGAAGTTGCGCTGATGCCGGAAAGTTTCGTGAACCAGGCAACCGGGCGATGCTCTGTTGATGGTTCTAAGTACTGGTTCAACTGTAACCCGGATGGACCATATCATTGGTTTAAGACCGATTGGATTGATAAGCGAGAAGAAAAGCATCTATTGTATCTGCATTTTACGATGGATGATAACTTGAGCCTGTCGGAGAGAATCAAAGAACGATATTGCAGTATGTACACCGGTGTTTTCTATCGTCGGTATATTCTGGGACTATGGGCGATGGCAGAGGGCATTATTTACGATATGTTCGACACTGCCAAGCATGTGATTTCCAGTCTGGCTGATCTGACCAACGCAAATTATTATGTGTCCTGTGACTATGGTACGCAGAATGCAACAGTATTTCTGCTGTGGTGCAAAGAGCGCTCCGGGCGGTGGGTATGCTGCCGCGAGTATTACTATTCTGGCCGAGATGAAGAAAGGCAGAAAACCGACACCGAGTATGCAGATGATTTGGAACAATGGCTTGCCGGGATAAAACCGGTAAAGATCATCATTGATCCGTCCGCAGCGTCATTTATTGCAGAATTGAAAAAGCGCGGTTATGCGATCAAGAAAGCGAAAAATGATGTACTGGATGGTATCCGTTTTGTGGCATCCCTGCTGAATCAGGGAAAAATTGCGATCAGTGACCAGTGTCCGAATACAATTAAAGAATTTGGATCGTACATATGGGATCAGAAAGCATCTGAGCGTGGAGAGGATAAACCGGTGAAGCAGCACGATCATGCAATGGATGCACTGCGGTACTTCTGCTATACGATTATTCGCAAGCCTGGAAGCATCGGCATTTTGAAGTGAGGTAACAATGGATATTGATACAATGAAACAACTGATAAAAAAATATGAACCGGGCCACACAGCATTTGTGACACGGGCGGATATAGCAGAACGGTATTACCGTAATGAGACGGACATACTGTTTCGTGATAAGCAGAAAAATGAGAAAAAAGAGGAACCCGACAATCCGCTGCGCAACGCAGACAACCGGATTCCCAGGAACTTTCATGGTCTGATCGTGAACCAGAAAGCGTCCTATGCGTTTACCGCACCGCCGTTGTTCGATGTAGGCAGTACGGCGAGCAATAAGCGTATCACGGAAACCTTGGGTGATGAGTATGCAAAGAACTGCATGAAATTGTGTGTGAATGCTGCCAATACTTCCATCGGCTGGGTGCATTACTGGCAGGGCGATAATGGTTTTGAATGGGCAGTTGTTCCGTCTGAGCAGATCATCCCGGTGTTTGACCGTAGCCTTAAACGCAGGCTGATCGGGCTAATGAGGGTGTACCCGGACATTGACGATGCGACAGGTGACAATTATACCGAGTACGAATACTGGACGGATGCGGAGTGCCAGGCATTCCGGCGGAGAACCGGGGATGAATTGGATCTTTTGACATATTATGATATGTTCATAGATCCAGACAGTGGCGAGATGGTAGCGGATTACCGACATGATTTCGGGGAAGTGCCATTCATCCCGTTTTACAACAACAATATACATACAGATGATCTGCGAAACATTAAGCCGTTGATAGACGTATATGACAAGGTCTACAGCGGCTTTATCAATGATTTGGATGATATACAGGAATTAATTTTTGTGCTGTCTGGATATGGCGGTGAAGATCTGAATGGATTCCTATCTGATTTAAAAAAGTACAAGACCATTAAGGTAGATGGGGATGAGGGCGGTGCGGTGTCTACGCTGAACATTGAGATTCCGATTGAAGCCCGGAACAGTGTACTGGATGCAACTAGAAAGGCAATCTTCGAGCAGGGACAAGGCTTTGACCCGCAGCCGGAGAACTTTGGTAATCAGTCTGGTGAAGCGCTGAAATTCATGTATTCGCTCTTGGAAATGAAAACTGGATTGATGGAAACAGAGTTCCGACTTGGCTTTGCTCGGCTGGTGCGTGCAATCTGCAAAGCGCTTGGCATTCAGTGCGGTACGATCATCCAGACATGGACCCGTACCTGTATCAAGAATGATACGGAGCAGGCGCAGATTTGCAAGGATTCCGTAGGAATTGTAAGTAAAAAGACGATTCTGAAAAATCATCCGCTTGTGGAAGATGCAGATGAAGAATTGAAGCAGATTGAAAAAGAAGAAAAAGAAGCGCAGGAAAAGGCTGATCTGTATTCTGGAGCATTTGTTAACAGCGGAGAAAACGGAGGTGGCAAAGATGGCAATGCCAATGGCAACCTGGAAAATTCCGAAAATCAAGATAATCCGGGTGGAGATTGATATTGAGTTTGTAAATATCATGGGTAGAATTTTGATTCCATTCTTTTGGATTTGGGGTATTAGAGTGTTTAGTATAGAGATTTATAGAAAGAAATTCTATATGATATGTATTCCTAAGTTTTATTTTGTAAAATAAGGAGTTGTTGATGAAAAACGGTGCATATTGGAAAAAACGCTTCAAACAGATAGAGGAATCCCAGCATCAGCAAGGCTTGCAGTGCTATGCGGACATTGAAAAGCAATATCTTGCAGCACAGCGGCAGATGGAAGCGAAAATCAATGCGTGGTATCAGCGCTTTGCAAATAATAACGAGATTTCTCTTGTGGAAGCACGCCGGTTATTAAATTCCAGTGAATTGGATGAACTGAAATGGGATGTCGAGCAGTACATACGGTACGGAAAAGAAAATGCTATCAATGGTCAGTGGATGAAGGAACTGGAAAATGCTTCCGCAAAAGCACACATCAATCGGCTGGAGGCGTTGAAGCTTCAAATACAGCAGTCTTTGGAAGTGATGTTCGGTAATCAGCTTGATAGTGTTGATTCTACAATCCGTGATGTTTACCAATCCGGTTTTCTCCATACTGCCTATGAGATTCAGAAGGGAGTTGGAACCGGATGGAGTTTTGCATCCCCGAATGATCGGCTGATTGATACAGTGATCCATAAGCCTTGGGCGGCAGACGGACAAACGTTTTCAGACCGGATCTGGATGAACAAACAGAAGCTGGTCAATGAATTGAACACCACCATGGTACAGAACATCATTACCGGGGCTGACCCGCAGAAGACGATTGATGCCCTGGCACGGAAGATGAATGTATCAAAACAGAACGCGGGCCGCTTGGTTATGACAGAACAGGCGGCTTTTTCCAATGCAGCGCAAAAGGATTGTTTTGCAGAACTTGGAGTGGAGCAGTTTGAGGTGTTAGAGACATTGGATGGTTTCACATGCAGCCTTTGTGGTTCTATGGACGGGCAACATTTTCCCATGAGCCAGTATGAAATCGGTGTGACAGCCCCGCCGTTCCATCCGAACTGCCGTGGGTGTACCTGCCCATACTTTGAAGATGATTTTGGAGTGCCGGGAGAACGTGCAGCGCGTGGTGAAGATGGAAAAACATATTATGTACCAGGCAATATGACATATGAAGAGTGGAAATCCTCTTTTGCAGATGGTAACAATGCAGCGAAAGACCGGTTGGGGATTATCACAAACAATAATAAAAGCAACCCGAACTATTATGATTTTAAGGGTAAAAATGTGGATACGGTCGAGTCGGAAATCTGCAAGTTCGACCATGAGGTTGGAGTTATATTTGACAATGGGAAAGCGGTAAATTGCCAGTTGGGAAATGAGGATACTATAGATTTTACGAAGTATCAGCTTAAAATGATGAAAGGAAAAGATGTTACTCATAATCATCCATTGAGTACGCCGCCGTCCCCAGAAGATCTGTATCTGCTGGTAAATTATAAAGTCAAAAGTTTCAGAACCTGTGGGGAAAACGGTACATATGTGTTAGAATATAATGAACAGGTAGAAAAACTTCCAGATTTCAAGACATTTAGTGATACATATGACGAAATTATATATGAATTACAAGATAAATATTATGATGAAGTGAAACATGGAATGAAAAAAGAAGATGCGATCATATTACTTGGAGAGGCTGCTTGGGAAAGATTGTATGAACTATATAATGTCAAACCTAGATTTGAAAGGCGGTAATTGCCATGAGCAAATATAAACCATATGAAATAGATAGATATAAGCTGAATCTGTTTTGCGTATGCCTGAACTGCAGTAAATACAGAGGTTCAAGAAACGATTTTTCAAAATATTGTGATGCTTATCCCAAAAATCTTCCATCTGAAATTTGGAATGGAAAAAATGTAAAATGTCCGCATTTTGAAGAAAAGCAGGGGTGATAGTATGGTGAAACTTATAAAAACATTAGATGTTCAAAACGCATCATTGAATGTGATCACAGCTGGCAGACGATTTCCACTTGCGCAATTTGCTGGGAAAATAGAGATCACAGAGCACCAGAGTATGACACCTGTCCTTGGGAGAAGATGCAAAGGTGAAAAGAAAATCTATGCATCCTTTATTTTATGCCAGAATATTGAGTATCAGTCAGATGATACATTTAATACCGGAAAAGTATATGAAGCAGTCGGAGATGTGCAGGGAGAGAAGTCTTGTGAAAGATTGATCTTCTCAGGACTTCGCTTTGAAGATATGGATCCGTTGGAAGGAACAGTAACACTTGAAGTGACTGATTTGGAACTGATCCGGAAAATGCTTGAGATGTAAAATTTTAGATACCACCAGTCAGAAATGATATGGTGGTATTTTTGTGCTCAAAAATAGGTAATAACAGGACAACTGGAAATTTATGAACAGAACGGCGCAGAGGTGACGCTAAGTAAGTTCCTCTGGTAGTCCTGCTTTTATATGCCTTTTTCTGTAGGCGTTAAAGAACAGTAATACTCATCTGGAGAATAAACAGAGAATCCCAATACCCGGAGAGCGGGAATAAAAATCTATGGAGGATAAGAAAATGGAATGGTTAAAGGCAATTTTGGAAAAAGCAGAAATCAAAGATGGAAAGCTGGATGTAGATGCAGTCATGAATGCGGCACAGAAAGAGTTTCCGAAGTATGCAGTGCCAAAAGACGACTTTAATACAAAAGTCGAGGAATTGAAAACAGCAAATGGAACAATCGAGGAGTTAAAGAAATCCAATGGGGATAATGAGGAGTTACAGAAAAAGATCGGAGATTATGAGATTGAAATCAAAAATCTTAAGAAGACTGCTGAAAACACCTCAAAGACCTATGCTTTGAAGGAATCTCTCGCAAAACAGGGCGTGCTTGATCCGGATTATCTGATCTACAAAGCCGGTGGGCTTGACAAGTTCACATTTGACAAGGAAGGTAAGCCGGTTGGTGTAGAGGATGCTGTAAAACCTTATAAGGAAGACAAGATTATGGCACATCTGTTCAAACAGGAGCAGCAGAAACCGCCATATCATCCGCAGGGTGGTACTGGTGGAGCCGGAGCTACAAATCCATTTGCAAAAGAGACATTCAATCTGACAAAACAGGGTGAACTTTTAAAATCCAACCCAGAGCAGGCGAAAGCAATGGCGGCCGCCGCAGGGGTAATAATCTAATCAATTTAAGGAGGTAACTACTTATGGCAATTACAAAAATTGCAGACGTGATCGTACCGGAATTGTTTAACCGGTATGTAATCAACAGAACTATGGAGCTGTCCGCATTCTTCCAGAGCGGAATTGTAGTAAACAGTCCGGAATTTGATGCACTGGCATCTGAGGCGGCAAGAACACACAACATGCCGTTTTTTGAGGATTTACAGGGAGAATCCGAGCCAACACTTGAGGATGTAGAAATGACACCGGCAAAGATCGGTTCTAACAAAGATGTATCCACCACAATCCTTCGTCAGAAGATGTGGGCAGCAACTAACCTGTCCGCAGCACTTGCCGGAGCGGACCCGATGAAAGCGATCGGTGATCTGGTGGCACAGTACTGGGCGCGCGATATGCAGAAAGAATTGATTGCGATTCTTGCGGGGGTGTTTGGAACCACCACGGCAGATCCAAGCGGAACACCGAAAGCAGAGACCAGAATGGCGGATCATATTCTCGATCTGTCCACAGGAAAGACAGATGCAGCAAAGCAGATCAGCGCATCCGCATTTATTGACGCGTGTCAGATGCTTGGAGATGCACAGGCACAGCTTACTGGTGTGGCGATGCACTCTGCAACAAAGTCTTATCTGAAAAAGTTGAATCTGATTGAGACCGAGCGTGATTCTACCGATGTGGAATTTGATACTTACCAGGGAAGACGTGTGACCGTGGATGATGGCTGCCCGGTTGAAGATGGAGTATACACAACATATCTTTTTGGCAATGGAGCGGTTGCCTATGGTAATGGTTCTCCGGTCGGTCATGTAGCTACTGAGACGGATCGTGACAAGAAGACAGGTGGCGGTGTGGATTATCTGATTAACCGTAAAGCGTTTATTCTGCATCCGAGAGGAATTGCATACACTGGTGCAAAACGTGAGCATGTGGAAACTCCAACTAGGGCAGAACTTGCAATGGCAGAGAACTGGAAGCCGGTATATGAGCCGAAGCAGCTTAGAATCGTGGCTATCAAACACAAGATCGGGTAAGCCTATGGATCTGGCAAAGTTAAAGGCACTTCTTGGAATTGAGGATGATTCCAAGGATGTGATTCTTGAATTTGTCATTGCGGACGTAGAGGAGACCATAAAGAACTATTGTCATGTGGAGGAAATGCCGAAAGGACTGGTGAACACCGGATACCGCATGGCGATGGATCTGTACCGGAATGAGAATATTGGAAGCGAGACGGCAGCAGTTGGAGCGGTTTCTTCCATTTCTGAGGGAGATACCTCTACATCTTTCCAGCAGTATGTAGATGCTAATTTCAAAGACACAGTGCTGAAAAATTATAAGTCCTCACTAAACAGATACAGGAAGGTGGCGTGGAAATGATCGCGGATGCAATCAAGCAGGCACAGGCACTTGCAAGGAAAGTCCAGGAAGCCACATATGATGGCAGATGTACGGTTATGGAGCATCAGAAATTGAAAGATCCAAAAACCAGAATTACAACAGAAAAAGATGTGGTGGTATTGGAAGATGAACCTTGCCGCTTATCATATTCCAGTGTCAGTGCAGTGGATCAGACGGAATCAGCAGCAAAGACGGCACAGGTCACAAAGCTGTTTTTATCTCCGGACGTGCAGATCAAGCCGGGAGCAAAGATTACAGTAACACAGGCTGGTGTGACACAAAACTATAAATGCGGCAGTGTGGCAGCAGTATATCCGACGCATCAGGAGATTGTGTTGCAATTATCAGAGAGGTATGCATGATGGGAATGGGAAGCGTGGATATGCGGGAGTTGGTAAAGCTTCAGGAGAATCTTAAAAAACTGGAGGATGAAGCAAAACGGCAGCAGTTTTGTGAAGCAAGTGCGAAGAAACTTGCTGCCAGATTACTTACATATGTTATTAAACGTACTCCAGTTGGAAATTATTCTTATGAGGTCACTGCAACAGCAAAGCGTGACGGTAAAAAGCATAAAAAAGGTGAGCAGTATACTAAAAGGATAAATCCATCGGGAAGAAAAGGCGGTGTTTTACGCCGTGGGTGGATTTCAAAAACACCAGAAGAGGCTGCGAAAGGCGGAAGAGTTTCTATGGATGAAATACTTGCATATGTAAATGGAGTACAGGTGAAAAAGTCTGGAAAGCAATACATAATTGAAATTAAGAATCCGATAGAATATGCAAGTTATGTTGAATACGGACATGTACAAACTCCGGGAAGATATGTTCCTGCCTTGGGAAAACGATTAAAGAAAGCATGGGTTCCGGGAAAACTTATGATGACAAAATCGGAAAATGATGTAAAGAGGATTGCTCCAAAACAGTTAGAAGCAGAATTTTATGAATTTTTGAAAGGGGCATTCAATGATTAACAACGTGATAGCCGGGATAGCAATTGCCCTGAACCAAGAGTTTGGGGATGATTATGAAATTTACACAGAGGAAATAAAGCAGGACTTGAAAGAGCCTTGCTTTTTTATTACCCTCTTAAATCCATCCAAGACAGATTTCCCATCCAAACGGTATTTGATGGACAATCCATTTTGTATACAGTATTTCCCGAAATCGGAGGACAATCCGAATAGTGAATGCCGCGATGTAGCTGATCGTATGTTATGGGCGTTGGAGAATACTACGCCTTTGGATGCAGACAGGCCGATACGAGGGACGGACATGCATCATGAGATTACAGACGGAGTGCTGAATTTCTTTGTAAATTACAATTATTTCGTCCGCAAGGTAGAGACTCCGGCTCCTCTTATGGAAACTATGACAACAGTATTACATTTGAAAGGATAGGTGCGATATGGGTGAAACAAATACAGAAGTAAAACCACAGGTATCTGCGGATGTATTTACAAAGCAGCAGCTGGCAGAATCCAAACGCTATAAGAAACAGCGGGATCTGCTGGAAGCGTTGCTGGAAGATGGAAAAACATATACGATTGCGCAGGTGGATAAGATCACCGGTGATTATCTGAGAAAGGAAGTGAAGTAAATGGCATTTGGCGGAGGAACATGGATAACCCAGAACAAAGTGCTTCCGGGCGCGTATATCAATGTCGTAAGTGCGGGGATTGCATCTGCGGCATTGTCTGACCGTGGTATTGCCACAATGCCGCTGGAACTTGACTGGGGACCGGATGATACGGTTTTTAAGGTTACTACAGCGGATATGCAGAAGTATTCGAAAAAGATATTCGGATATAGTTATACTGACGATAAGATGAAAGGACTGCGAGATCTGTTTGCTGGCGGTACCTTGGTGCTGTATGCATACCGGTTAAACGGTGGCGGGACAAAAGCGTCCAATGATTATGCTACAGCTAAGTACACGGGGACACGCGGCAATGCGATCAGGATCTCCATAGCAAAGGATGTGGACGATCCAGAGTCGTGGAATGTAACTACATATCTTGATACGTCCAGAATTGAAGTACAGAATGTTAAAAAAGCGGCTGATCTGAAAGATAATGACTTTGTGACGTTTAAAACAGATACGTTGGAACTTGCAGCAGTTGCATCGGCAGCACTGTCTGGTGGAACGAATGGTGTCGTCAATGGCGATGCGCATGCGGAGTATCTGGCAAAGGCAGAAGCCTACGGATTTAATACGATGGGCGTTGTGGTTACAGATGAGGTGACCAAGAGGCTGTATGTGGCATATGTAAAGCGTATGCGTGATGAAGTTGGTAAGAAGTTTCAGCTTGTGCTTTACAAGTCGGATGCTGACTATATGGGAGTTATTTCCACACCGAATAAAACGACGGACGAGGGCTGGCCGGAAGCATCCGCTGTATATTGGCTTACCGGGGTGGAATGCTCCACTGCGGTGAATAAGTCCTGCGAGGGCAGAGTGTACGATGGTGAATTTTCCATTGAGCCAATTGACAATGATCTGGAAGATTATATCAAAAAGGGACAGCTTGTGTTTGATAGAAATGATGATGAAATTGAGATTCTAAGTGATATCAATACACACATAACCATCACGGAAGATTGCAACGAATTTTTTTGCGACAATCAGACAATCAGAGTTGTAGACCAGCTTGCAAATGATGATGCACTGCTCTTTAAGACACGGTTCCGTGGGAAGTTCCCAAATGATGATCCAGGGCGGAACAGCTTGAAAAGTGGGCTGTGCGAGATCCGTGAAAAATTACAGAATTTGCGGGCTATTGAGAATTTCAAGCGGGATAATGTCGCCGTGGAACAGGGAGAATCAAAGAAATCGGTAGTCGTTAATAATACGGTTGAAGTTGTAAATGCCATGAGTATTATGTACATGACTACAGTAGTGAAATAAGGGGGTGAAGTATAAATGAATAATGTGATGCTTGCAAAGGATTCTATCTCTGCAGCTCTTGCAGAGTGCTACGTGACAATTGGTGAACGTAGATACAATCTGATGACCGCAATCAAGCTTGAAGCGAATTTCAAGAAGAACAAGGCAAAGGTTCCAACTCTTGGCAAGACAGGAAAGGGAAATAAGTCGGTATCATGGGAAGGAACCGGATCTTGTACAATACATTATAATACGAGCATTTTCCGTAAAATGATGCTTGATTTTAAAAACACTGGTGAGGATGTCTATTTCGAAATTCAGATCACGAATGATGATCCATCCAGTGCTGCAGGATCTCAGACAATCACTCTTTTACAGTGCAACATTGACAGTGGAGTGCTTGCGAAATTTGATGCATCTTCTGACTCATATCTGGACGAGGATGTTAGCTTCACATTTGATGATTTTGATATGCCGAAAGAGTTTCAAGAAATTATTGGACTTGCAGCGTAATATTGCCCCTTATGTGTCTGGCATGAGGGGATTTTTTATAGGAAGAAAGGAGACAATGTATGTCAAATTTAAGCAGATTTTTTGCAAAAAACAAAATTAAAAGAGAGAACGGGAAGTATGCACCATCGAAAGCTTTTGTGGACGAAAATGGCAATCCTTTGGAGTTTGAGTTTCGTCCGATTACATCAAAGCGAAATGAAACAATGCGTGAGGGCCATACAAAAGATGTTCCGGTAGTTGGAAAGCCGAATATGTTCCGTCCAAAATTGGATACAACGGCATATATCAATGATCTGATCGCAGAGAGCATGGTTGAACCGGATCTTTACAATAAGGAACTACAGGATTCTTATGGAGTGAAGACACCGGGAGAACTTCTGTATGCCATGATCGACAACCCGGGAGAATACCAGGACCTTTCTGCATGGGTTCAGAAGTTCCAGGGATTTGATACTTTAGAGGATAAGACAGAGCAGGCAAAAAACTAATTGAGGAAGGGGATGCGGAAGCAAACTATGCATATTATGCATTGCACAAGCTCCACATTCTCCCTTCCCAATGGGTTGCTTTAGAAGAGGAGGAAAAGGCTTTTATTATTGCCTGTATAGATATAAGAATTGAAGCGGAAAAGGAAGATGCAAAGAAAATAGCGAAGGAAGCAGAAGGGCGGTGATGATATGGCTACAATTACAACGGGAATACAGTTGGCAGACAATTTTAGCGCCCCTCTTATGCATATCATCAGTTCTGTGAATATGGCAATTTCTTCGATTTATGATATGGATCAGGCAATGAATGCTGGTGTGAATACGGCATCTTTGGAAGCTGCCCGGAATGAAATTGCACAGGCAACTGTAGCTGCGGAAGAATTCAATCAAACAATGCAACAGGCGAGTAGTCCGATCAATGATAATATTCGAAGGCAGGAACAATTTAATCAGTCATTACAAAACGGTGCAAGTGAATCATCGAATTTAGTTTCGGCAATTAAACGAATGGCAGGGGCGTACCTGAGTATTCAGACGGCTGGAAAAATTTTGGAGATGTCGGATGAGATCACACAGACCACTTCCAGATTAAATATGATGAATGACGGATTGCAGAGTACGGCCGATTTGTACAACATGGTTTATGTGGCTGCAAAAGATGCCAGAGGATCATTAGGAGATATGGCAAGTGTAGTTGCCCGATTTGGTAATAATGCGAAAGATGCATTTAGTTCCAGTGCAGAAGTTGTCCAGTTCGCAAATTTAGTCCAAAAGCAGATGACAATTGCGGGAGCGTCTACGCAGGAAGCGGCAAATGCAGAATTGCAGTTATCACAGGCGCTGGGCTCTGGTGTACTTCGAGGTGATGAGTTAAACAGTATTTTTGAACAGGCACCGAATCTGATTCAGAATATTGCAGATTATCTTGATGTCCCGATAGGTAAGATTCGAAGTATGGCACAAGATGGGGAACTGTCGGCAGATGTTGTGAAACAAGCAGTATTTGCGGCAACAGATGAGATAAATGCTAATTTTGAATCTATGCCTATGACATGGGGGCAAATGTGGACGGTATTTCAAAATAATGCCACTATGGCATTTCAGCCGGTTCTACAGAGACTTAATGATCTTGCAAATACAGATGGCTTCCAAACGTTTGCAACGAATGCAATAAATGACCTTGCAGTGGTAGCCGGTGTGGTTCTTGATATATTTGAAGGAATTGGATCAGTAGGAACTTTTGTATCAGACAACTGGCAAATTATAGGCCCTATTGTTGAAGGCGTGGCAGCGGCGCTTACTGTTTATTATGGATGGCAATTGCTTTCCACAAGTGCAACAAAAGCAGCTGCTGCAGCACAATGGATATATAATGCTGCAATGAATGCAAACCCTGCAGCGATAGTGGCCATATCAATAGGTGCACTTATAGTTCTAATTGGAATACTGGCAAATAAATTTACCGGAACCGGGCATATTGCGCAGTCAGTTTTCGGAATGATAACTGGTGGAATCAATGTTGTTATCCAGTATTTTAAAAATTGGGGATTAACAGTTGCAGATATTTTCATTGGAATATGGAACGCAGGGGGAGCATGTGCAACCAATGTTGAAATTGCTTTTCACAATGCGATCAGTCATGTACAGGCACTCTGGTACAACATGCTGTCTACAGCACTTACGGTAGTATCTGGCATTTGTTCGGCATTGAATAAACTTCCTTTTGTAGACTTTGACTATTCTGGAATTACGGGGGCAGCAGATAATTATGCATCAAAAGCGGCAGCAGCTGCCGGGAATACAAAAGATTATGCCAGCGTGCCGGCTGCATTTAGTAAAGGAGTAAAAACGTATGACACTTACCAGAAAGGATGGGTCAACGATGCATATACTGCAGGGGCGGCATGGGGAGATGGTGTAACCAGTAAAATAAAGAATACCTTATCTTCAAAGGCTACCAATATTCCAAATGCGAATAATTATCCAAATGCGCTTGCGTCCAGTAACGCAGCAACAGCGGCAAATACAGCAGACACTGCCAAGAATACCGCAAAAACGGCAAATACATTATCTGCATCCAGTGAGGATCTGAAGTATTTAAGAGATATTGCGGATCGTGAGTACGTGAATAAATTTACAACAGCACAGATCAAGGTTGAGATGATTAACCACAACAACGTAAACAATGATATGGATTTAGATGGAATGGCAGAGCATTTGCGTAGCAAAATTGAGGAAGAAATGAATGCAGCAGCGGAAGGAGAACACTAAAGATGTATGAATTATATATTGATGGGGTCCTTTTTCCGGTGACCCCAGGATCTCTTAACATCAAGACCAATAACAAAAATAAGACCATAACTCTCATAAATGAGGGAGAGGTTAACTACATTAAGTCTTCGGGATTGTCTGATATTACAATCCCGGAGCTTTTATTGCCAATCCATAAATATCCTTTTTCACAAGAAAAAGCAAAAGTGGGGGCTGCATATTATCTTTCCAAATTAGAAAAATGGAAAAATCAGAAGAAACCAGTTGTATTTAAACTCCTACGCTATGAAGTTTCTCAAAAACATCTCATTGAAGATATTACAACAGACGTGACCATCGAAGATTATGAAATCATGGAAGATGCAGATAAATACGGATCAGATGTGTGCGTAAAGCTTAACATGAAGCAGTATCGACATTGGGGAGCAAAGAAGCTTGTACTTAAAAGCAAAAAGACAAAATCCGGAAAAAAGAAAACGGTTGCTACGGTTAAAAAACAACGGAAGAAAACGAAAGCTATAGCCAAAAGTTACAAGATAAAATCTGGTGATACGCTTATGAAAATTGCAAAGAAACAGATGAATAATGCATCTGCATGGAAGAAAATCTATCAGTTAAATCAGAAAACGATTGAAAATGCAGCGCGTAAGCATGGACGCAAATCTTCATCAAATGGAGCCTATATTTATGCTGGCACAGTTTTAAAGCTTCCGGGAGGTGGTAGCTGATGAAGGATATTGTTGATGTAGCTATTAGTGAGATCGGATACCGGGAGCAGGGCAACAACAGAACAAAATACGGAGAATATACAGGAGCGAATGGTGCTGCATGGTGCCATTCGTTTGTTTCCTGGTGTGCACACGAGGCTGGAGTATCGACTTCGGTTGTTCCGAAAACAGCATCTACAACCTATGGGATGCAGTGGTTTAAAAAGCGTGGGCAGTTCAAATATAAAGGCAAATATACCCCGAAGAGATGTGACATTGTTTATTTTAAAACTGGCCGAAGCCATGTAGGCATTGTTGAGAGCGTAAGCGGTGGACAGTTACATACTATTGAAGGAAATACATCTGATAAGGTAGCACGGCGATCATATTCTCTGAATAATGCCACAATTACAGGCTATGGTACGCCAAAATATACAAGCACCCAAAATGGTTCATCTGGTAGTGGAAAAAAGGATTCGAAAAAGGAACTGCAATATTTGCAGAAAATATTATCGCGTCATGAGGCAAAAGCGGAAACCATAAAAGCCGATGAAGCAGAAACGGGAAAAATACCGGCTGGCAATGTAATGATTACTGTAAATAATGGAAAAAAGAAATTTACAGTACCGGCGGAAGAGGGAGCAAAGGTTGTATGGGAAAAAGACAGCACACCTGGCAAATTTACTTTCACAGCAAAAGTTGAAAAAGGATTTTCCATAGGAATGGGAAATGAAGTTCTTGTTACTGTGGACAGCAAGAAGTTTTTCTATGGTTTTGTATTTACAAAAGAAGGTAAGAAAGATGGGATGGCATCGTATATAGTATATGATCAGCTCAGATATTTAAAAAATAAAGAAACAATTGTGTACAAAAAGAAAACAGCCGGTGAGTTGATAAAGATTTTGGCTAAGAGATTTAATTTGCAATATGGTACGCTTGCTGACACTGGATGGCGCAGATCAGCCATAGAAGATAATACTACATTATTTGATATTATCCAAAATGCGCTTGATGATACTCTGATAACAAAGGGGAAGACCTATGTGCTCTACGATAAGGTAGGAAAACTTCAGCTTACAGATGTAGCAAAAATGAAAGTCAATACATGCTTGGTGGATGCTGAGACCGGACAAGATTATTCCTATAAAACAACCATTGACAGTGATGTGTATAACCAAATAAAGCTTGTATATGAAAACAAGAAAAAAGGAACATTCGATTTATATGTAACAAAAGACTCAAAAAACATAGGTAAATGGGGAACTTTGCAGTATTTGGATAAAATTGACAATCCGGATATTGGAAAGCTTAAATCAAAGGCATTGTTAAAACTGTATGATAAGAAGAAACGTACATTGACCATATCTGGCGTGATTGGAAATATAAATGTACGTGGTGGTTCTCTGGTTCCGGTCATGTTAGATTTGGGTGATATTACAGTGGCAAACTATATGCTGGTAGATAAAGTTACGCATACATTTAAAAATTGCGAGTACACAATGGACTTAGTTGTGTCTGGAGGAGATTTTAGTGAGTGATAGTTTGGTACAGTTAATTAAGAAAATTGCGATGGATGCCGTAAGATCAGCGAAAATGAGTGATTATAAGATTGGTACAGTTTCAGGCGTGTCTCCGCTTATAATTAAAATGTCAAATACTTTGGAAATTGATGAAGATTTTTTGCATTTGAGTAGAAATGTCACAGATTATGAAGTTGAAATAAAAATTGGAGATGTTATTCAAAGTAGAACAGTACTGAATAGTCTTAAGGTTGGAGAAAAGGTGCTTATGCTTCGAAAAAGCGGTGGGCAGGAATACATAATTATAGACAGGGTGGTGAACTGATGGTTCCAATTAACTATGAAGATGAAGAAGAACAGGATACAGATTTTGAGTTGGAAAGTGACCCGTCTCTTACATATGCAATGCAGATAGGAACCATTGAGAATGAGCCAAGCATTTTTCTTGGCAAAGCAGACGGAGAAGAGGCAAACCGGCAGGCAATATTGAAAATCTTGAACACAGAGCGATATAAAAATGTAATTTATTCATGGGATTATGGAGTGGAGATTCAGGATCTGAGGGGAAAGTCTCTATCTTATGTTATGTCAGAAGTGCCAAATCGGATTACGGATGCAATTACTGCAGATGATCGTTTTGAATCTTGTGAAGATTTTGAGATGGAACCGGTGGGAAAGAAAGCTCTGCACGTTACGTTCTCTGTAATTACGGCAGAAGGTGATAAAGTAAGTGGATTGGAAACGGAGGTGGAATATTAGTGTTTGAAAACAAAGACTTTGACTCTATCATGGAAGAAATGCTTGCATCCGTAAGCGATAAGCTGGACAAGCGCGAGGGATCGATAATTTATGATGCAATAGCACCGATTGCCATGGAATTGGCGCAGACGTATATCGATATGGATATGATTGTGAATGAGGTATATGCAGATACAGCCTCCTACTATTATTTGATCAAGCGTGCAGCTGAAAACGGAGTATATCCCAAAGAAGAGACCAATGCGGTATGCAAGATGGTTGTAAGTCCGTCCGATACAGCCATAGCGATCGGGGACCGGTTTAACCTTGGTGATCTGAACTATGAGGTAACATCTGTAATGGATGCAGCAACCGGAGAGTATCAGGTAACATGTGAGACTGCCGGTATTGTTGGAAATCAGCAGTTGGGATCATTGCTTACGATTGAAACAAAGAATGATCTGAATGATATGGAAACAGCGGAATTGACCGAAGTCTTGATCCCCGGCGAGGATGAGGAAGATGTGGAAGATTTCCGTGAACGTTATTACGAGGGATTTTCCAATACAAGCTTCTGTGGCAATAATCCGGATTATAAGGAGCGTGTATCGGCTATTGATGGAGTTGGTGCATGCAAAGTTATCCGGATGTGGGAAAAAGGATATGATCCGGTAAAGTTTATTCCTGTTGCTGCAGTTACGGAGTGGATTGGAAAGCAGTCTGCGGAAACCGTTGGGGCCGAAGTATTTGCATGGCTGAAAGCGGTACATGATGCGGCAAAGGATAAATTACTGACAGTGGGTGGAACTGTTCGGGTGTATATCATATCATCGGAATACAAAGCACCATCCGCCACGTTGGTACAAAAAGTGCAGAATGATGTTGACCCGGATGATAAGACCGGGGAGGGATATGGGCTGGCACCTATCGGACATGTGGTAAAGGTTATGGGAGTGAAAGAAGTTCCTGTTGCTGTGACAGTTACTGCGGTTTATAAGAACGGATATTCATTTGAATCCTTGAAAGCCGATATGCAGTCGACAATAGATGGGTATTTTACAGAACTTTCTGCTGATTGGAGTAATGAAGATAACCTGGTGGTGCGTAAGAGCCAGATTGAATCCCGGTTATTATTGATTGATGGAATATTGGATATTACAGATGTGAAACTAAATGGTGCATCTGAAAATGTAACATTGGATGAGGATGCAATTCCGGTAAGGGGTGATGTAAGTGGCTAAAAAAATGATTGATTATCTGCCACCTTTTATGCAGCAGTTTGAAGAAATGAAGCAATTGATGCAGAGCGAGGATAAGCAGGTGGCGGCCATTAACATGGATACCACTAAAATATTACGAAATGCATTCATAGAGACTTCAGATGCAGAAGGCATCGAGCGGTTCGAAAGAATCTTACATATCATTCCAGGTGCTGGTGAAAATTTAGAACTCCGTCGGTCGCGTGTGTCAATGCGGTGGAATGAACGGATACCGTATACGCATCCGACACTTGTAAAATGTTTAAATGCCAGCCTAGGAGAAAACAATTATGATCTGTATTCAGATGATGAGCATTATTACATACTCGTGCATCTGAAATTGAATGTAGCGGATCGTGTCGGAGTTGTTGAAGAACTGATCCGGCGTATGTCACCAGAGGATATATGCTACAAAGTTCTTCTTATTTATAATACGCATGCAGTTTTACACAAATTTACGCATGCACAGTTACATAACTATACGCACAGGCAATTGAAAGAGGAGGTTTTGCCATGACAAAAACAAAATACTATAATCTGCAGATGGATGATCCGCAGGATGATTACGATGTGGATGTTGTGAATGCCAATCTGAAAAAGATTGATGAACAGATGAAAACAAGGGAAAATGCAACAGATGCATTACAGGAGCCGGAGTTTACAGTAGCAGCAAAAAGAGAAAACATAGCATCCAAGGAGAAAATGCCGAAGATTCTTGGAAAGATTGCAAAGTTTTTTGCAGATTTAAAGACGGTTGCATTTTCGGGGAAATACAATGACCTGGATGGAAAACCGGCAATAGTGAACAACAATACCACCACAGAACCAGGGAGTGCACTAGACGCGCGGCAGGCGAATCCGAACATAGAGGGGACGATGGCTGCCAGTATTGCGCAAATAAACAGCAATTTAAATAGTGAAATTATTGCAGTACATGTTGAAGATCCTTTTTCTGGAACTGTTTATTATACTATTCGTGGCGGTATCTGTATTGTACAGATATGGTTTATAAGTTGTAAATCCGGAAAACTAACAAGTGCTCCAATTGCCAAAAATTTACCTTATGCTGCCATGTGCGCTGGAACGTTAGGCGAAAACTATGCTGGCGGCACTGGAAGTGGAATATTTATGTATATTGATGTAAATACCAACGCCATTTGCTGTCACAAAGCTGAAGACTGCCACGAATTCTTCGGAAGTTTTTGTTATCCAGTTATTAAATAGTTTGCACAATTATATTAGAAATCCAATACCCCAAACGCGGATTTCTTCATTAGCATGGACAGTTGTTTTATCTATTCGGATATAAATGTATTTGCTATTATCCGAAAAAACAAATGGACAATAATCGGTTGACAACATTGCACCAGTAAGGTTATTCCATTCAATTTTAAACTGCAACGACTCTGGTAATTCTGCTAATATTTGTCCGGTTTGAAGATCGCCTGTTGTATATATAGAGAAAGAAATCATAACCAATTTTCCAAATATATATACTGCGTTAAATAATGTTCCATCCCTCATTTTTAGATTTTCTCCAGCTTTGATGCTGCCATAAATTTTTGTAACATTATTTAAATTGCTGTTTGATTTTAATTGTAACTCGTAAATTTGATTAAGAAAGAAGGA